CCTATATTAAGCAGCTATTTTCCAAGCATTTCGCCATGTACGATGTTGTGGCAATTGCTCTTTCTTACATATGACAAGCCTTGGTCGATTTGACTTCTCATAATCTCTCCATACCCTTTCAGGTATATCTTTCTGTATTAGATACTCTATTGCTTCTTCTTCTGTCATTGCCTTTACTGGCTCAGTGTTATGCAATAGATACCCTCGTGTATGCTTTACAAAGTCTGGTTGTGCTTCGTCCTTATTGAGTTCCCAATAGACCCACACAGGTGGTAGTATGCCACCGTTCAATGCACACGCCATCCAGTTAGGGTCAGGGTGTGTTACCTTTGCAGGTTCGTCTAGGTTGTCAGGGTCTTCCCATACGATGCAATACTCACTTCTGTATGGCTCTAGGTTTTCTTTTGCCCACCCTAGTCTATCCCATAAATGTGTTCCTTGAAATTCTGGTGTCATGCTAAATCTCCAAAGTTTTGAATATCAACATGACCAGAGTCAACAAGTGCTGAACCAGTGTATGAAACTTGATTTACTGAACTAGATGTTCTAGCTATATATCCCCCCTGACTTACATTCCAACTACCATTACCTACAGCATTTGCACCATTTTGATACATACCCCCTATCCAGAACTCATCAGTAAAACTATTGGTAAAATTAAAAGTTGTTTTTCCTACATCAGTATCAGTGATAGAACTAACATTCATACTATTTTTGATGGTTTGAGTACCAACTTGCGTAATATTACATATTACTTTTGCCAAAGCCTGTTGCACATTCGTAGTGGTAATATTCCCTGCACCTGCAACAATAGTGATGCTGTTCTTTGCGTCTACTCCCTCTAGGGCATTTGTTCTTAGTGTACTCATGCCAAGTCTCCTGTCACTTGTACCCCAAATTCAACATCTCTATCTGTGCTACCATCAGTAGCAGTTTTTACCATTACACTAAACTGACTTGTGGATTGTGACCCATTATAATTTGATGCAGATTTTGCACCGATAACAAAAGTACCAACGTGCCAACCTCCATCTTGATTTGCGTTAGTTTCATTAGCCACAGCCACATAATGAATATTATTCATATTATTTGTATAACTGTGTGTTGAATTACCTGTTGCATCATCTGTTACACCAGATATATTAAAACTATCGTCTGTTGTAATACCACTTTTTTGGTCAATTGCGTCCCAAGCTTTACACAATCCCTGTTGTAAGTTGGTAGTTGTAGAGTTACCCTCTCCTGTGACGGCAATAGACCCTGCTGTTGATGTGCCTGTGAGTGTGTTTGTTTTGAGTGTTGCCATTGTTTATCCTATGACGGTTTTGTTGGGAATGTTACTGATGACATATTAAGGTGTGGACCATCTAAAGTTGGATTAGCTCCATCTGGTAAATCTCTTAGTGCTTGTCTGTATGTTTTCCACTCAGCTTTCTTACTGTCTGATAATGGGCTATCTGACATAACTGTCCAATCACTATCAGATAACATTTTATCTCTTACGTTTCTTAGTATTTCCATTTCTGACGCTGATGCCATTTTCTTATCCTACTAGTTGTCCACAAAAATATGTAAAATCTTGATTTGGGTCTACATAATAACTATTAGCTGTATCTGCACTATGATATACGATAGCTTCTACTGTATCGTTTGCTGTAAGTTGATACGTTGCTGATTGAGTTACAGTAAAACTTGCACTACCAACTTCTGTATAAGCAAAACTTTGTCTTGTGCTGTTAATCCTAAACACCAGATATCTACTAACCCCATTTTGAGATGTATATGCTTGAGCATAAAAATAATATGTTCCTGTTATAGGTGCAGTAAATTTATAATTGCTTGTGTTATAACAAGTTCCAACATTATATCTTGTAGCCCCCAAAACCATAGCATTATCATATGAATCATGTGTTTGCTCAACCCAACCATTTGAGGCGGCAGTAATAGCATAAAATGCAGGTCTTGCAGGAGTTAATATTCTTCCTGTGCTATCCACAGTCATACTCGTAGTATTATTCGTATGCTTTATATTCTGTACTAGAAGATTGCTCATAGTATTGCTACGTTCCCTCCTGATTCTATTGTCAGTGTAGACCCACTTGCTATTGTTAGAGGTCCTGTAACATTTGCGTTCTCTGTAGCTGCGATTGTTACATCACTATCCATTGACTGTGCATTAGTTCTGAACATACCACCATGCTTGAAGTTACCCTTGTTAGCTTCAGGTGCTGTGACACTACCGTCTGTTAGACCAAGGTAGTTGACAAAGATGTTACCTGTTCCTGATGAAGGTGCTGCACTAAAGGTTAGTGTTGTACCGTCAGGCACTGTATAAGCGTTACTGTCCTGCACTACACCATCGACTGATACAAGTATATCCTGAACGCTAGAAACAGTCTGTGACAGCGTAAATGTCGTGTCAGAGCCATCTCCGTTAAACCTTTGCACAGATGGTATTGTGCTAAAGGTTGTGGCTATCTGATTGCCTACATATGCCATTATGTAATTTCCATGATTGATAGTGCTACGTCTGTTGCACCAGATGCTGATACTTTTATTTCATCTGTTGCTTCTAGTACCACTTTGTTTCCTGACAGTAGTTCTAATGATGAACCTGCAGGTATTGGTGCGTTAGTAACAAGTTCAACAGCCTGATTAGACTCATCGTTTGCACCTGACCTGTTACCTGTATCTGTGTTTAGTGTAACAGTGGCTGTCACCTGACTTGTTGTTGTATTACCTAAGACTAATCCAAGAACAACTGTAGTTGTGCTACTAGCCACTGTATATATAACATCAAGACTTGTCACTCCTGCCTTTGTTACACATTTAAATGTATTTGCCATACTTCTCTCCTTATCCTAGTGCAATGGCTAATGCTGTTGGGTCATCTGTTGTAAATCCTGCACTTGATAGATAAGTTTTTAAATCTGTCAAGGCAACTTGCTTCATAGTTCCTGCATCATTGGTTACAAATCTGTCAGCATCAGCAAGAGTTGTTGAAGATGCTGAGGTATCGCCATCCATAATATTGAGTTCAGCAGCAGTAGCAGATATAGAACTTCCTGCTATCTGTAGTGTGGTAGCATTTACTTCACCTGAGCTACCGTAGATTACAGCTTTACTGTTGACTATTGTACCAGAAGATGAGCCATCTGTCAAGTTTAATTCTGCACCTGTTGCAGTTACTGCTGTTCCACCATAGTTTAGGTTTCCTGCAGCTATGTTTACTTCACCTGTACCCTTGGGTGAAATATCAATATCTATGTTTGAGTCATCTCCAGATGCTCCTACTACAACTGAACCACCTGAAGCAGCGTTTGTTACTTCAAGTTGATTAACTGCAGAGGATGCTGTTTGTAGCATAATAAGTTCATTGCCATTAGCATCAGCAATAAATCCACCATCTGCAAACTTAGGAGCAGTAAGAGTTTTGTTTGTTAGTGTCTTAGTTGTACCTGCAAGGTAGGTGTCAAATGTATCAACACTTGTTTGACGCATTGTTCCACCATCATTTGTAAGTATTCCGTCACCACCTGCAACAGCCGTAGTACCAACTGTGCTACCACCATCTAGTAAATTAAATTCGGTAGCAGTTGCTGTTAGGTCAGTTCCTGCAATCTGTAAACTTGTAGCATTAACCTGACCACCTGAACCGTAAATAACTCCCTTGCTGTTTACGATTGTACCTGCACTTGCACCGTCTAATACGTTAAGCTCTGCACCTGTAGCTGTTAAACCTGATACATTATTAGATGCACCGTTAACTGCTTGAATACGAGCTTCTACAGACTGTTGCGTTGGAATAAGTGTAGCACTGTTAGATGACATATCGTCTTCATCTACAAAGCCTGTAATCGTTATGCTACCATCACTAAGACTTCCATAGGTTACTGTACCTGTGGTGGTAATAGCAGAAGAACCGTTGTTGATAGAACCAAATCCACTTGTAATACTACCACTATTCAAAGCTCCTGTGGTAACAAGATTTGGCATGGCTGTAATCTCATCATCAAAATATGCTGACAAGTCTGTAACAGCTACTTGTTTCATTGTGCCGTTATCATTAAGAACAACTCTGTCTGCATCTACAACTGTTGTAGAAGTAGCAGAAGTGTCTCCATCCATTACGTTTAATTCAGTAGCTGTTGCCGTAACACCATCTAATATGTTTAACTCTGCAGCAGTAGATGTTACTCCATCTAGTATGTTAAGTTCTGCTGTTGTTGCAGTAACACCGTCTAACAAGTTTAATTCGGCAGGAGTAGATGTAATAGCCGTGTCACTGTCTGCAGCCAATACTGGTAGTGTACCTGACTGATTTGGTAGCTTGATAGTTCTGTCGGCTGTTGGGTCTGTTATAGTTAGTGTAGTTTCATTAGCATCGGCTGTAGCACCCTCAAAGACTATGGCATTCTGTGCATTCATTGTCACAGTGTCTACAACTGTCTGTGTACCACTTACAGTCAAGTTACCTGTAACAGTTAGGTTGTCACCTATTGTAACCTCTGAAGTGCCGTGTCCTATTGTAATTGCTGTTCCTGACACACCTGTACCAATAGACACAGACTCACTGCTATTCCCAGTATCTATTATTAAATATGCGTCAGAGCCTTGTTTAATTGTAAAGGCTGTTGCTGAGTTGTCGGATACTGCTACGTTTATATCTGTTCCGTCTGCACTAATAGAGTCTAGAGCAATATCACCTACGTTAGTTATGGCATTATCATTAAACGATGTAGCACCGAGAGATACTGTGCCTGTGGCTGTAAGATTACTAGAGCCTACATCTATGTTACCAAATCCTGAGGAAATAGAACCACTGTCTAACGCACCTACTGTTGTGGCTGCAGTAGTCACAAGGTTGGGCATTGCAGTTATTTCATCGTCAAAGTAGGCAGCAAGGTCAGTAACAGCAACTTGAACCATAGTGCCATTGTCATTTAGCACTACCCTATCTGCGTCTGCAACAGTAGTGGATGTGGCTGATGTATCTCCGTCTACTATATTTAATTCTGCAGCTGTAGCATCAACAGCAGCTAGTTTTGTAAAGTCACTCTGTACTAATCCTGACACACCGTCAAGTAAGTTTAGCTCAGAAGCAGTGGCTGTTACACCATCAAGAATATTTAGTTCAGCTGCAGTTGAGGTAACTGCTGTACCATTTATGGCAAGTTTATCTGTAACAACATTAAATGTGCCGTTGTCTTCAATCCTAGCAACTTCTGTTCCATCTCTTTGTTGAAAGATAATATCTTTAGCGTCAACTACTGGTCGTATAACTACATCACTAGATGAGTTAGTTATGCGTAGTATTTCAGTGCCACCGTCTTGAAACTTAAAGTCACCACCATCTGCGTCTAGTATTATATCCCCTGCTACATCAACTGTAAGGTCTCCTGAGGACAGGTCAATCTCTGTGCCATCAATAGTTATATTATCGACTACTACCCCTGCATTAGCAGTTACAGCACCTGTAACACCCAATGTTCCTGTTACTGTAGCATTATCATCTACATCAAGTGTATCTATGTGTGCAGTGCCATCAATAAACAAGTCTTTAAACTCTGTTCCTGATGCACCTAAGTCTATATCATTGTCTGTTACTGGAAGTATTGCACCGTCTTGGATTCTTACTTGCTCTACTGCTGAGGAACTTACCTCACTAAAGAATCCTACACGATTATTGCTTGTGTCTACTACAACTTTGTTTAGTGCGTCTGTATCAGCAATTAGTCCTACATACGCACCTTCTGTTGATGAACCATCGTGATTGTGACCACCACTAAAAGCAAAGGCTGTAACAATAGCGTTTAATTCAGCATTAATTGGTGCAGACTTAACAACCTGACCTGACTGAATATCGGCTGTATTTGTTCTTGAGTAACCTGCCATTACCTTACATCTCCTAGTCCGTGTGTTATTGTAAATCCTTGAATACTGTGTGACTCGTTTGTATCATCTGTCACAAAGGTCAAGGCTATTGCTTTACCTGAGCCTGAGAATGTAACTGATTCAACTGGTGATGGGTTTCCATCAAATATATCTGTTGTGTCAAATACAGCTACGTTTGTACCTCTATCAAAGAATGCTCCGGGACTTGTTGTTGATAGAGTTAAGTTGTCTGGTGTAGATATGTCTGTGTTATCGTAGTCGTAGGTTACAGACAAAGCTACTGAAAAATTTCCTTCTGCACTCATGTATGTTGATGTGCTATAAAATGTTTTTCTTTGTTCAGGGTTGCCCATATAAACAAACGGAGTTTTAAATATACTCAGTATGTTACTTGTGTCAAAAGCGTTGCCTGATTCCTGTTGAAAAACTTTACCACTTGACGCACCGTGTAATACAAACTCTTCTTGTTCTATATATCCACTGTCTGCACATGTACACTCTAATCCAAAAGTTTGTGCAAACTCAAATCCTATGTTACCTTGATATTCTCTTAATGCTCCAAGTATCCCTTGTGATGAAGTAGTAGAAAAGATATATCTAAACTGAGACTTACTTCTAATTATTACTGAAGACAGTGCATCTAAATCTTCTGACGCTATTACATTTCGTATAGTAGACTGTATATTCTTAGACAGAGTTTCAAGATTAACATCACCAATTTTGTTTGTACCACCAATGGGTCTTATACCGTCAGGTGCGAGAAATAACAAATCTCCCCCTAGTTCTATCACACTATCAGTAGAAAGGCAACCTAAATTTGATGTAACAGACTCTAGTACAAAGTTAGCTGAGTTATCTCCTACAAGTCTCTTAATATTATTTTTACCAAATATAAATAATACGTTACGGAACTTTTTAATAGCAACTATTGCAAATCCTACATTTATAACTCCACCACCATTTGCAGGACTAAAGTCTGTCTCGGCTGTTGGTGCAGAAAAAAACAAATTACTTGGCTGTGCAGGGTCTCCTGCTAAAAACAAATGATTCTGAAACTCTGCAGCTAACTTAGGGTCTGTTGGTGCATTTGAGTCTGTTATCTGCGTATAAGTTGACCCATCGTATGTAGCTGCAGGATTTATACCATCTGTTAAAACTACTTTTGGTGTGCCAAAGTTTATTTCGGTAAATCTAACTTTGCTTACACCTGTCATTGTAGGTGAGCCACTTGTTGATACAGCCGTCCATCCTATAACTGTTGGGGTAGAAGTAACTGTAGTAGTAGCTGAAGATGTACCACCTGTTAACACATTACTAGTAGCAAACACTGATGTAGGTAATCTACCAAAATTTATTGTTAAAGAAGCAGAAGCCTTTGCTATTACAGTTCCTGATACTCCTGTAGAGGTACTGTCACTAGAACTTTCTACGGCTGTTACTGTTTCTCCTACAGTAAAACTTGAACCCTCACCTGATGTTACAGCTACTGTGTAATAAAAATTCCAGTGATGTAAATAGTTATTACCTGATGATGGTGTACGACAAGCAAGCACTCCTTGATTTACACCGTTGGCTACAGCCACTCCTAAAACTGAACCTGTTCCGGGGACTGTGCCAAAGTTATTAGCAAAACCAGTTAATCTTCTATATCCACCCTCTAAGTTTGGTTCATAGTTTAACAACTGTATTGCTGAACCGGGACTCTCTTCACCAAGAGATAAAACGTCTGCACCTGTAT